TTTTACTTCAACTAAAGGGTCTAAACTACTAGAGGCATTAATACCATTTTGGATAGTATTTCCAATAAATAGAGCACTTGTTTTGTTTTCTATTACAGGTTTTAATCCATAAGGATAAACTGTATCACCCTCAACATATGAATTAATCTTAGTTCCTGTAATTTTAGATCCATCATAACGGGGATTTTTCCATGAAGCCATATCTAAAAGACTATCGTCAAATTCTACACTATAACTTTTACTTACTGCCATTTTAGAAATTTAATTCTTTATTATTTACTAATTGTCTATAATACCTACTAGATATTTTTCCTTTACTTGCGTTTCCTAAGATATTTGTTGTAGTATAAGGTTCATAATCTGGGTGTTTAAGTGGTATATCAACTTGTTGTTCTGTAACTCTTATATAATCTATATAACTTGTACCTGTAACTGTACCCGTTTCTGCATAATTAAAAATAATTATAGGAGAAATATGGGTTGTTCCAGCATGTATTGTTGTAGGGTATAATTGACTATTTGTTTGAGAATATCCTGATAAGTGAAAACCTCTAACATATCCTTTATGTACCCCCCAAGTATTACCAGTAAGCTGAGAAGCAGATACTGCTATATAATGTTGACCTTCATAAGTATTGCCACTTCCCGTATTTAAATAATTTGAATTTGCATCATATCCAACAAATCCTACAAAACATAATCCATTACTTTCTCCTTTAACTCTTACTTCTATCTCATATACTGTATCATGATTGTATGACATACTAGCTTTTGATATTAAATATAATTCATCATCTGTACCATCAGTATTTCCTATTCTAAGTGCATAAGATCCAGATACATGGCCTTGATTATCAACAAGTGCACTTTTATCTCCTGAAATTAAATCTCCTGTAGTACTAGAATCAGGTTCAAGCCATCCTGTGTCTGAACTTAATATATTTGCTACAGAACCATATGAAAAATCATCAAACGATCTTATTATATCTTCTCTTAATTGGGGATTTATTGGTGCTTGTGGAATTGGTTTTGATAAACCTGATATGTAATCTATAACATCTACACTACCATTGGTTCCTTGTTCTTTTCTTTGGTTGTCTTCATCTGTTGTTTGAAGTAAAACATTATTGGCAATTACAGATGAACTTTCAAGAGAAATTTGTTTATTACCATAAGGGGTTGTATCTACACCAAATTCAAATGTATTATATGAATTAGGTAACATACTTTGTCCCATGCCTATTGTAGGTATTTCCCTTGCAATTTTAGTTCTTTCTAAATAATGTGGTTCAATTAATAACCCAGTTTTTAAGTTAGCTTTCATTGGAACCCATTGTTCAATTAACTTAAATAATGTATGGTCTATATATTGAACTGTTTTTATATAATCCCAATAATTGTAGCGACGTTTTACTTTTTTAAAATAAATATCTTTTATAGTAGATAAATCTTCATATATTGAAGCAGTTTGTTGATTGGGTAAGGGTGAACCAATGTAATCATCTAATCTAAATGAACCTAAAGTATATAATATATCTTCATTAATTTCAGTTGTAGGAGAGAAAAATATTCCTAAATCTGGATAATCTAAAGGTTGTCTATCTAATGTTGATGTTTCAGTTTTCTTTGTTGGTGATAACCAATTATCATCAATTGTACCCGTATCTATTCTTGTTTTTTCACTTGTAGTTGAAATTCCTACTGTGTCTGGAGTGGGTAAATGATGAGTTTCTACAATTTCATCCCATGTTTGAGTAGTCATACTACTTTCAATGGGTCTTAATATTCTTTCTATTACTGATATATTATCATAAAAAGTAACTCCACCATCTGCAGTTGTGCCTGTACCATTATAGCCATTTCTATTAGCTCTAAAATAAATTTTTGTAATAGTGTCTTGAGCAATATAATCAATATTGCGCGTACCTATAAAACTTAAACTCCCAACAGTTTCATCACTATAAATATATATGCTACCTGTGTCTCCTGTTGCTGTGGCTGTAAATCTATATGATCTTCCTATTACTGAAGGATGATCAAATCTAGCTCCATTATTTAACATATGGGAATCTGTTCTAGCGCTAGAAGATATTTTTAATTTTCCACCTTCTATAGATGCTGATAATGAAGCACCTGCAGAATTGGGGTAACGGAAAAGTGGACCATATTCAGCTGTTGCTAGATTAGAAGAATTATCGGCTGATGCAGTATCCGATATACCATTAAATGTACCATTTCTAAATAATTCTGTATTTTGAGATGTTAGATATTTTACGTCTGAATTAGGATGGTAACTTTCGGAAGTTCTAAGATCATTACCCCCTAAAGGTAGTCTTAAAACTACATTTTCATATGATGAAGATGGTGAATTACCACTATACATAAATGGTTCAAGTGCATGTTTTGTAAGAGTATCATGATCAAGTAATTCACCAAAATGATATCTTATTTCTTGTATTGAACCTGAATATGCTAATCCATCTATATCATTATGAGTACTTCCTGTTGGTAACCCACCTATATAACAATGTTCTGCTCCTGCACTTGAAGATTCATGGGGGTTAGTAAAATCTAACCCCCAAGCATTAGAACATGATAATACTGATATATCTACTACTGAAGCTGTATTTGTGTATGAGTTAACAGTTTTTAGATAATTTGCTTTATAAGCACCAAATTTAACTTGAGTGTTAGAAGATGCTGTTGTATTGCTAACATCTACACCTATAAATATATTCCAAAGATCACCGTTGTATACTGGGAAATAATTTGTAGAACTAGTTATTGTATTTTGTGATGTAAACCATTTTAATCTACCATATTGAACAGAATCATTTGAAGATGATATGTCATTACCAATATATGGTTCTAATATAAGATGTTGATCAAATATAGAATTATCAGCTGATCCAGATAATGACCATAAATGGTAATCTGAAGTAGATCTAAATGGTTTTATTCTAAATTCAACTGTTTTAGCTGAAGCAGATAATTTATTTGTATGTGATGAAGACCAATCAGTTTTTATAAAAAAACCATCTGCACCTGAGTTACCTTTTAAAGCTAATCCGGCCTTTTCATAATTAAATGTTTGGTATGTTGTTTTATCTGATGTAGAACCACCATATTCTTTAACATTTAATATAGTAGCAGGAACACCATAACAACTCATGAGAGCTTTAAGACCACGCTCAGTACCTTTAGTTTTTAATAAATAGGGAGCATTATGATATAAACGCTTCCATATTTCTTTTGTAATATCTTCTTTAGGAATTGAACCTGCATTTGAAGCAGTTACTAATGTTTGGTTAAGTGGGGTATCATAAAAAGCACTACCTGAGGTACCTTCACCTAAAATATATTCAATTAAATTTGAATTTTCAAATTGATCAAATGTTTCTAATCCTAAATTTTTTAATGAAAAGTAAATCAAATCTTTTGAAATACCTCTTGTATGGTGAGAATCATTTACTTCAGTAATGTGTTTTATATGAACCCATATTTGGTCATAATGATGACCCATCATATTTACAAATGTTGAATAGAATGAATTATTTGGATTTTCTACTATATGGTTGGGGATTAATCTTATTAGAGAATATTCGTTTTGTCTATCAAATAATGAAGCTGATAATAATTGACCCCCATAATTTTTATAAGTATCTCTTTCATCTCCTAACCAAGTTTTTACTGCTGATGAAGATATTGAATGTAAAGTGTGAGGGGATGTTATAGTTGTTTTTGGCCATGATAGTGCTCCTGATTCGTAGTATAAAAATCTTTCATACCCATCTAGTCCTTTAAGTAAATTGGTTTTTTTATTATTAAGATTATTAACTTCATTTATAGTAAAAGAACTTTGATAATTAATATCTAAATTAGTATTTATATTATTTATAGTATTATCATAAAATTCTAATAATTCCATTTTATATTTAAAATTCTTTACACGTTCTAAAGCACTCCCAAAATGTACAAAATTTTCAAAATGGTAAGTTTTTCCTAAAACATTTCCTTCATTACTACCTGAAAAAGATCTAATAAAATCATATTGGACTTCAGGTATTTCTCTATTTTCTAATTTATTTAAAAGATTTTGATATGAAGAGGTTGCTTCATATTCTAATATCCCATCATAATTTTTATACCCTGAGGGCATACTATTATTTAATCTAACATCTATTTTAAAATTTGGACCTTTAAGGGGTACACCTTCATCTATAAATTCGATAAACCCTAAATCTTGGTTTATAGTAATAGGACTTGTTATTTCTTCAGCAATTGAAAAATTTTGAAGTACTGATATATTATTAGGTAAAGGTTGATTTAATTTAATTATTAATTCACTAGTAGAGGGTACTTCATTAAGTAATATATTAACTCCTACTATAATTTGATTTTTGCCAAAATTTAAAATAAAATCTCGTAAAAATGGTGAATTACTTATTTCATTTATAAAACGTTGGGAAGATTTTTTTAATTCTTTATTAGAAATTTCTTTAGCTATAACTCTTAATTCAGTTCGTGAAGAAGATATAGCTTTAATTATAAATGAATTAGTAGATGTATTAAATATTTTTTTACGAAGTATATTAAATACTAATCTATAAGTACCTGATGAATATCCATTATTATTAAGTATAGATACAGGATCCATACTTAATTCATTAGTTAAATTGGTATTACCTGATTTACTATAATTAGTAAAATTAGGGATTGATGATAATAATTGATTATTTAAATTATATATATGAGTTTCTATATAATCTTCAGGACGTCCAAATTTTCTACTAATAGTTTTAGAAGCTACTGAATTATTTGGAATAGTATTCCCTTCAGTTGTTTTAACTCTTTGTTCTGTTTTTATTTTATTGTTAGTAGCCATATTTTGTAATTCCTATTTAATATCCTCTTCCTCCTGAAGATTCTTTTCCTTGATTTAAAACATTATCAACTAATCTTTCAGTTATAGCGGATTCTACTGTTTTATATCCTACAAATTTCCATCTTTCTCCTGCCCAATCTCCATTTTCAAAATATGAACCTATTTTTAAACCATTATATATTACTCCAGCTACACCTCTATCTTCAACTGGATGTTGATCTACTTCTATTTCTCCTTTTAATTTAAAATTATATCTTTCATGATTTTTATAGTTTGTGATATTATAAGTTTCAAAATAACCACGTTTCATACCTGCAGGTCCAAATACTTCAGTTGTAAGATCAAATCCAAAATCTTTACCATCATAATATTTTTTATATCTATCATAAATTGCTACTATTGCACCTCTTTGTAAAAGTTTAATAGCATCTGCACTTTTAAATGCTAATTCACTAACATTATAATCAATAACATAATCTTCACCTTCTAATACCCCTAAAAATAAATTTCTACCTTCATCCCATCCACTAAAAGCCTTATCTACTTCATCTTCAGTTAAAGGATTTAACTGAGTAGCAGTTTGTTTAGTAGGATCTGATCCTTTTTCACCTGATTCTATTATTGTTCGTGGTAATATTTCATCAAAATTAATATCAGGAAAATTTGATTTTTTATCCCATATTCTTTTTAATATAGCTAAAGTTTGTCTAGATTTTAATAATTTTGCTCTAGCTTGTTCTTTTAAAATTAAACCATTATCTCTTTCTTCTTGAGTAAATCCTTGTTCTGCGTCTAACATAAACTTCCAAGTTAAACTTTCAAGTTGCCCTTCTTTTTCAAATTCTCTTTTAATTTTATTTTTTAAAAGATTTACATATCCTCGTTCTTTTGAAATAGTACCATTTGTTATAGGTCTAATTAAATGTTGTAATTCTACACTCCAATCTTGAACTCTTACATCAGAAACTGCTTGTTGTTCCGCTTCAAAATTATCAGTTATACCAATTAAATCATTTATTTCTAAATGAGGACCTTGTGTTATACCATCAAATATAACACGTGGGACAATTGATACCATATCGGTATCTGTGGCGTTATTTCCAAAACCTAAGGCTCCTTTAAGACCTTTAAATACTACTCCACCTACACCTCCTATAACTTTCCTTCTAACTCCTCTATCCATTAAACAAACATCATCATCATCTGGATTACCAACTTCATTATCATCTGTAGATATTAAAGTACCATTAGAATAAAATGGGTGTTCTGTATCTATATCAACTGATGCCATTTCTCCTTCTAATTCAATAATTCTTTCTGTTAGGGTAGTTATTGTTTCATCTCGTTCATCAAAATAATTATTAACATATTCTTGACTTTGTTTTATAAGTGTTATATGGGATTTTTCTCCTTTTTTTGGAATATCATAAAATAACTCACCATACATATCAAAAAATCGATCTAAATTTACTGGATCTTTTGTTTTAAAAAATTCAGAAAAAGAACGATCTATTATACCATCTGTAGATTTGATGCTATATATAGTTTTTGATAATTTTATGTTTTCTTGTGCCATTATCTAATTACTTTAAAATGATAATTATTATCAAATATTTCAATACCATCATTATTTATATGTTTAAATAATATACGATAATATCTTTCTGGTTGTAGTCCATTCATATATAATTTAAAGTACATACCTTTACTGTCAGCACTTAATTTAGTACAATTATCATCAAAAGGAATAACTACTTCTTCTGTGTGGGCATCTCTAATACTATAATAAGATGTAGGAGTAAAATACCCTGTGTTTAAATAGTTTGATGAAGTAACAAATAATCTATTTGGGTATTTATCTCTTACATGTAATCTAATTAAAGCTTCGTCATTTTGATTGTATTCTTTTTTATTTCTATATAATGATACATTTAATTCACCACTAGTTTTAATATTAAATAGACTTACATCAGTGTATGAATTATCACTATCATCCCATTTAAAAGTTAATTTAGGAGGGTAAATTGTATGAGTATCAGATGAAAAATATTGTAATTCACCATTACTACTTGATACATTAATTTCTATAGAATCTGAATTTTTAACTATAAATCCATAATTAAGAATTCCTTCACCAGTATTATATAAACTAGAACTAAATTGATTAACTATAGAAGTGACATTTATATCTAAATCTAATAAATCAGCATTAGAAAAAGATTGGCTACCTTTAAAAGCACTTCCTGTATACCATTCACCTCCTCCTTGTGTAATTGTAGTAACAGGATTTATAGAGCCAGTTGTTCCTGTAGCAAAACTTGAAGTTAACCACTCTGTTCTAGTATCATCATTATCTCTATAAAGCCATGATGAACCATTTGATGAAGATGGTAAATTAGAATATCTGCCCGTTCCCTCATTCCATGATTGTGATATAGCGAATACTTCTACTGATTGTTCAGTTGATAAATTTTTATGTTCTGTTGAAAATAACTGTAAACTTGATGTAAAAAGTTGATTTGTTTTATCTATAGCTGTTTTAATATCATTATCTGAAAATTGGATTAAAATTCTTGAAGGATAATATATAGAACTATTAGAACCTCTTTCTTTTACAAGTTCAATAATTTCATCATTACCTACATTCATAGTGTCTCTATCAGGATGACTATATAGTGTAGTGTCTTTTTCGGGAAATATAGAGTAGTATGCCATTTTAATATATTGTTACGCGTCCATTAATATCTGTGTTAGGAAATTTTAATTCAAAAATACTAGGGTCTAACGAAGGATATATTATGCCTTTTCTAGTTGCGCCCTCAAAATCATATTTATATTGTGAATAACCTAATGATAATCCATTTTTATTTTCTAATTCAACTTTTTCAACTGTTTGTACACCCTTAATACCTGCAATTAAATTGAATATTTCTGATATAACAATAGGTTGATTAATTTGCCATTTGTCTATATTAAAATAATCTTTTATTTCTGATATACATTCTAATATAACTTCTTCATTATTATAATTTTTATAAGCAGTTACTTCAAAATCTAAACCAAAATTAATTACAAATGCATCTTTAATATTAATAGCATCTGTTAGCATTCTATATTGTTCTAAATAAGTCATTAAATTAATTTTAGTAGCTTGATTTAAAGTTGATAAATATTTATTAGAATCATATCCTAAAGTATATAAATTTAATGCTAAAGGATTAGGGATGTTATCCGATTCTGTTAATAATGGTGATATTTGATCATCTTGTGTTATGTAAGCTTTAGCTATACTACCAAATTTAGGAGGTAAAGATAATGTTCTTATAATATAATCATTTTTAGTAACTGTTCTTTGTTGAGTTGAAAAGTTAGCCATTGTATTTAATCTAATATCTTCTACAGAATCACCATCACCACCACCTGTAGCGGATTCTGGATTGGTGGATGATATAGATGATTTTATATAATTTAAAAGACTATTATTCAAGTTAGGTTTATTTATTACAAATAATGTATCTATTTCTGTTATTGTGTTAGATTGTACATTGGATTTTAAACCACCTCCTATAATATATGTTATTGTTAAAACTGTGTTAGCTGGAGCTTGTCCATAAGTTTTAGTAAATAAAAAATTAGATGGATCATAGGCTATATTTAATTTTGATATACCCTCATCAATTCCTAAACCTATATTATCAGGACTAGGGATAATTTCTTCATCTGCTTTATCACTAGCCCCTGCCCCAAATTGGATTTCTAATTGATTATTAGTTTTAAATCTTGTTATAAATCGTCGAGTTGATTTTTTTAATTTTAAAAGATAAGGAGTTTGATAATTATACTGGCTTAAATCTGAATCTACAGCTCCTGTATTTTCAATTTCTTCAAAAATAGTATCTTGAGCTAAATAAGGAACCTCAGACCAATTATTACCTTCACTATCTACTACTGATTCTATTGATATAATATTATTATCAAATAATTCTAATGTTTTAAATCTTTCAGCTGATCCTATAGTAAATGTTTGGGTTTTGATTTCGCCTGAAATAGCTTTTCCTGTTTTTTGGAGTAAGAAATATGCAGGTTTATTGTTTTCATCATAAGAATATATTGAAATATTAGTAGGGTCAGAAGATGATGATATATTAAAATTTACTTGATTACTTAAATAAAATTTAGGACCTTCAGTTGAATTAAATGTAGTATTAGGAGATATTTTTAATGCATAATCAAAATCAGGTATATAATTATTAGGACTTATTTCTTTTGATGGGGTTAATTGGAATATATTTAAATTTACATTAGAAGCTGCTGTAACTTTTGGTTTATAACCCATAGCATAAGCTAAATTATATAAGTTTTCTTTTTCTTGAGCTAATGATAAAAATGATTCACGTAATTGTGTATCAGTATAAAATGATAAAACATCACCAACATAAGCTGCCATTTCAAGAAACATCATCCCTGGATTACCCTCACTAAAATCATTAAAGTTATCTGGAAAATATACTTCTGCAAATTCCATTAATTGATTTTTGTAAGAATTAAAATCTTTATTAAGATATTTAATATCTTTATCTTGTGTTTTATTTGATACTTTATTATAAGCCATTTTTTATATTATTAGCCATTTCCACGTGGAAAATAGAATGAATTAAAGTTTAATTGAATAGTATCTGTTGATCCATCTAAATTAAAACTATATGAAATTGTAATAAAAAATTTATACTCATCTTCTAGTTGAGTGAAAATTACATCTAATAAATTAATATTAGGGATATAAAAATTTATTTGTGTGTTTATTTTTTCTTTTAATATTTCTGTGTTTAAATTAGGTTCAAATAATGATTTTTTTAAACCTACACCAAAATTAGGTTCATTTATACGTTCACCTTGTTCAGTTAATAATAAATTAATTAAATTACTTTTAATTTGTTCTTTTACGGTTGTTGTACCCTTAAACATATTAACTTCATTAAGAGGAAAAGCAACCCCAATAGTAACATTTTTGTTAATATCTAAAGGACTTATTTTTCTATTTCCATTAATATATGCCATTAAGGTCTATGATTTTTTCTTTTATCTATTGCTCTCATTAATTCACGATAATCTTTATTCACAACATTTGAAACTTCAGTAGGTATAGGTGTTTCTGGTATTAATGTTGATTCAGTATTTGTATTACCTTGAGCTGTTTCATTTAATAAATCATTTAATGTATTGTTTGAGGAAAATTGTTGGGAGATTATTTTTTTACCCATAATTTTTTCTTTTAAAGAAGATTGTACACTTGGGGGAATTGGATTATTCATTCCATTAGCTGTTATATTACGTTGTGTTGGTTGTTCTACAATTGTAGATTTAAATTCATCACGTAAATCTTCTTTAAGTGTTTTAATTTCACGTCGAAGAGCATAATCTATTTCTTCCCTTACGACTTTTCTAATTAGTTTTTCGAAAACTGTTGCTTTCATATTAAATAATGTTTGTTAATAAATATAATTAAATTAAGTAATTCGATATTGAATTACTTCAAATTTTGTATTTCTTATTCTTTCTATAGTATTAGGTAATAAATTATCTTGTATAAGAATTATTTCTGCATTTTCACCTATACCTAAACTTCCATTTAAATTATTTTGAGCATCCTCTATAGCAGCAGCATAATCTTCATTTTCCATGGAGTCTCCCTCTATATCACACATTAAAGTATATTTTAAAAAATAAGATTCAATAGTACCTAATGCTCCTATTATTGATGATTTTAGTAAAGTTATAATTCTCATCATCATTGATAATATTTTTGCGGGTTGTGATATTTTTTTTAAAATCTTTTTTAATTTCCCCCCAAAAACTTTTAAAGAATTTTTTATTTCTTCTCTTTTACTTTTTGTTAAATCTATTATGTCTTTTAATTTAACTATAGCCGTACCACTAGCAGCTAATCCTACAAGAGCCTTTAATCCTAATTTTGCTACTTGTGAGGCAACCCCTAAAAGAGGTACTAATATTCTCATTGCTGAAAAAATTCCTTCAATAATAGCTATTATATTTTGAACTTTTTGTAATTGTTCTAAAATATTTTCTAATTTTTTATTTGATTTATCAGCTATGTTCTTTATATTATTTAATAAAGATTTTATTTTATTATAAATTTTATCAATATTATTTCTTGATTCTATATTGCATACTAATTCTGGGCCTTTAGAAGTAATTTCATCCATCATCATTTGCTTAATAGAAGCTTCTGTAGGTATTTGATTTTTAAGTTTTGATACTTTTTTATAAGCTTCTTCTTTTAGTTGAGGAGCTATTTTATCTAAAATTTCATTTGATTGTTGTATTAATAATACTATAGCTCTTGTCATATTATATTGTCTTAACTTGGTTACTTAAATTATTTTTAAATTTATCTCTTAAAGTATTTAATTTACTTATACGTTTTTGAATAGGAATTATATTAGTAACATTAGGAGTTGTAGGACCTACAGGAGGTGCTATATATGATATTTCTCCTTCAATCATATCTAATATAGATTCTAAAACATCTAATAAACCTTCTGTTAAATCATCTCCAATCATCCATTCTTGCATTTTATGTCCTAAAATAACAGGTTCAGTAGGTAAATCCCCATCTTTTAGACCAAAATAAATATTAGGAGAATTTACAATAAATTTACTGTTTTCTTCATCACTTGTATCAAAATTAAAACTACCATTAGTACTAAAACCTATAGCTTTATCTGAAAATAATAAAATTGAATCAGCTTTAGCGTTAAATATTAAACGGTCTGAGTCTATTATTACTTGTTTTCCTTGATATATATTAGGTGCATCTGGTGTATAACTCATCTAGGCTGATTTTAAATTTAATTTTACAGTATTAATAGAATTAGTTTTTAAATCATTTAATGGATAGCCACTTGGGATAGCTATTTCTATGTTATCTGTATTAATTCCTAATTCTTTACAATAAGTAGGAACATCTAACCATGGACAACTTTTTCTTCCTTTTGTAGGATGATTATATATTTGATTATGACCTAATATTTTAATTTCAGGATATCTTATTGCATAAAATTTAACTAATTCATTTAATGAATTTGCTTGTTCTTTAGTCATATCAAAGGAAAGTCCACCTATCCAATTTAAATTCATAGTATTATAATTACCTATATTTGGACTTTGATTTGATATACTTCCTTGATTTTTAGAAGGTCCAACTCCATATGATGGAAAATCATCTTTATATATTTGAACACATGTACCTTTATAATCTATTGTTGTATGATAACCATGTCTACTCCAACCCGTATTAGCTACTTCATTTGGGGCATCTTGCATAAAATATCTAGCTACTTTTTCATGAGTTGATCCATATGCCATTGCTGTGGTGTGGATTACTAAATATTTTACCCTATTAGCTGTAGGTTGTAAATCTATTTGATTTTTTAAATCATAAACACTTAAAGGTGGATGTAAAGTAACAGATTTCTTTGAATATTTTCTAGAAAATATTGTTACTGATTTGTTTCTCTTTAAATCATCTGTTATTACTTCTAAATCTTCTTCAGTTACTACTTCCCCTTCACCCATATCTTCTCCTTTATCTTCTCCTGCTTCATCAGAAGCTGAAATATCAGTGACTTCCATAGTTCCAGGACCATCTAATATTTCTTCTGCATAATCACCAAAAGGATCATCTGAATATTCTGCAGGTTCTGGTTTATTTGGGGGAGTTGAATCTGAAATAAATGAATCTGTTGTAGTAATTTCAGGTAATGTTTCAAAATCTATAGTTTCTTCTTCTAATTGAGTTTGAATTGGTTCTTCTTCAAAAGTATCAGTTAATTGTTCTTGAATTGTTTTAACTTCTGCTAAATTAGCTCCAAATGTTTTTTGATTTAAAGAGGCAGGAGTAAAATTAGATAATTGTTGGTTAGATGTCATATAAATAGATGATGCATCACTCATTATATCTTCTATAGAATGGACCCATCCTTTATCTAAAGAATCAGATTGACCATTTTTTATAATAGTAATAGGATCTCCTAATTCACCTATAGTACTCCAATTATTTTGAGTTCCTACTTTATCACTTTTATTAGTAGAACCAAATCTTATTGAATTACCAAATCTACCTTCTATAATAGTATCACCTTCATATGGTAATATGGGTTTTATATTTAATTTTTCTTGAAAATATTTTCCTAAATTAATACCTGTAGATCCATCTTCTAATTTTCTTTCTATCGCTTGTTCATAATTAGTATTTTGGGTATTTTTAATATATGGTAAGGCATTTTGATGTGGGTGATTCCATATATTTAATGGAGGAAAATAATATGCTGATGTTTTATTATCTTTATCTTTAGTAGATGTTATTAAAACTAATTCATTAATTAAAGGATAATTTTTTATAAAAGTAAATAAAGGTCTTGCGGTAGAATCAGTGTCAGAATTTGATTGATTTAATTCTGTGTAAAATATAGTACCTATAGAATCATATCCCCCATAATCTTTAAATTTATTATGAGAAGGATCTAAAATTATATCAGTAATTCTAACAACAGTTAATTTTCTTACAATTGGTAGAATTTGAAAGTTATTATCTACTCTAACTACTGCCATTATCTTTTTTCGGTTCTTTTTCTGTTTCTTCTATAATATCTTGTAACTGATTCATTTCTTCTTCAGTTAACATATCACCTCCCCCACTTGTTGCATTTCCAGTAGATAAACGTTGTACTATAGCTGCCATTTTTAATAGATGGTCGTCGTTTTTAACGCTAATTTCCATATATTCTTTAATTAATGGAACAACAACAGTAGCATCTCCTAAATTTTGAATGAGGGGTCTTAATTCAGCTATAAGCTGACCAATTTGTTTACCTTTTTTTTTCTGATTAGTGTGAATTTCTTTAAGAAGATCAGAAAATGTTTTATCGTCAAATATTACTTGGCCTAATGAATCCATATTTTATTTTGTTATAAATATAGATTTTTTAAACTCTTACATATCCCGTTTTATCATATTCAGCATATAATTCATGGTATTTTTTCTTAAGTACTTTAGTTACTTTAGTTATTACGGGAGTATCTACATTTGTTATTTCACGAATATAAATATAAAGTGCTTTTTTATTAAAAAT